TAGCATGACTTGGTGCGATTAACGATGCACCCGCAGCCCTCTACTTGCTTGATGAAGATATCGGCCACATCACGTGGCAATATGATATCATCACCAAACACTCTAACAGTTTTCTGCTTCTGTTTACTCTGATCCGCTACTGATCGGGCCAAAGCCCAGAACAGCAGCGTCTCTAGAGGAAAACACAAAGCGGAACCCATTGTTGCAAGACTAGTATTTTTTATAGTCCTGCCACTCGGTAGGGATATAAAGCCCGACCGAGCGAGAGTTAGTAGAGCGAAGACCTCTTTCGGTAAGAGAATGCGTGCTAGACTCAAACGGAGTCTATCAGACGCATCCTTTAGATCTACAGTGGCCAGTCTCAGATCCTTACACAGGACCTGATTCCTCGACTGGTCTGTAAAACTAATGGATCTTCGCGTAAGTGGATGCTTTTCTATCAAGTCGTAAAGAATCGCCTTAAGCCCTTGCTGGGCAAATTGCAACTCTTTCGGCTCGATACATATTGTCCTTCTGGACTTAAAGTCCTTAGGGACAACATGCAGGTGGGAAATCCGATCCACCTTAGGCATAAGCTCTGGTCGGAGATTATCCTCAGTATGATATCGAAATATCATACTTGGGAACCCCGGCACAGAGCCAAAATACCACTTACGAGCACCCTTCTCCCCACCAGCAACAGCGCCCGGCCCGTGCCGCCCAAATGGCTCTACGAGCCACTGGGCTAACGGAGCAGCGAGTCGTCCATCCTCATAAAGAACATCAGATATGTACTTTCGTGCACGTCTGATGACCCAAGAGGATGCCCGCAGATCAAAATCCTCGGCCATACGCTCCTCAAAGAGCTTAATGGCTTCGTCTTCTGTCTGCAAGGACTCCTTATCCTCAACCTTAGAAAAGGCGAGGGTAACCTGCCTTATCGCTTGTAGAACAAGCGCAAGGTAGCTACGCTTACTAGGACTATAGTCCAAAGTAAACAAAGGAGTGCCATCTTCCTGCCAACCCTCTGCAAAGAGAGTATGCAAGAAAACCGGCAAACGGCTCTTCCCGAACAGATTAAAACCGTCGGGAACGACTAACTTTTCGCAAGTGATTGCTGATTGTTCGGCAGCTTTACCCAAAAGGGGAAGCCGCGAACAAACAAACGAATCACCCTCGCTCTCTACCCTAGAAAGTAGATAAGCGAGATCTAACGCGAAAAAGTTACGCACAGGAGCTGCTGCCGAAATGGAGGTACTAAAGTACTCCAGATCAGCAAAAATAGCTGTGTAGAAGGTTGAGATCAGTGACATTGGGGT